CGGCTTCTGATGCTCTTGATAATTTCAATCGTGATGTGGATGAGATACCACCGGCAGCAAATCAAGCTGCTAATTCATTTAGTAGGATGCAGAAAGATGTAAGAGCGGCTTCTGATGCTCTTGATAATTTCAATCGTGATGTGGATGAGATACCACCGGCAGCAAATCAAGCTGCTAATTCATTTAGTAGATGGAAAAATCCATTAGTAACTGCGGCCTCCGCTATATACACAATTAAAGCAGCCTTGCAGGGAGTTTCTCAGGTGACCGGTATTGCAGATACATTCACTTTGACTACCGCAAGGCTGGATTTAATGAATGATGGATTACAGACTACTGGCGAATTACAGAATATGATATTAGCATCCGCTCAGAGGTCAAGAGCAGAATATGGAGCTACTGCGGCAGCAGTTAGTAAATTAGGTATATTAGCATCAGAAGCATTTAGCGGGTCAGAAGAGATTGTAGCATTCTCAGAATTGATGAATAAATCATTTAAGGTCGGAGGAGCATCAATCCAAGAGCAATCTTCGGCAATGTATCAGTTGACTCAAGCAATGGCAGCAGGAAAGTTACAAGGTGATGAGTTTAGAAGTATCATGGAAAACGCTCCTATGCTTGCTGAGGCGATTGCTAAATTTACTGGTAAGTCAAAAGGTGAGCTAAAGGAAATGTCATCTGAAGGACTCATCACGGCAGATATTATCAAAGGTGCGATGTTTGCAGCAGCAGATGATATCAACGGTAAATTTGAGACAATGCCAAAGACCTTTGGAGATACCTGGACGGCAGTAAAAAATATGACATTAAAAGCATTTCAACCGGTCATTGAAAGGATGAGTGCATTTGTTAATAGTCCTGGATTTGACCAATTTGCTCAGAATATGGTTGGGGGATTGATTTGGATATCTAATGCAGCACTTGATGTGATTGATGTTATATCTGGTATTGCAGGATGGGTAAGTCAAAACTGGACCATCATAGAACCAATAGTAAAATCAGCAATAGCAGCAATAGGATTAGTCATTGCTTATACTCTATTGATGAAAGCGGTAACCATAGCAATGGCAGCTCCAATGGCGTTAGCTTGGATGCAGGCGAATTGGCCTTTGGTATTAATGATTGCTACTCTTGCTGTGGTGATAGGTCTTTGGAATGAGGTCGGTACCGCCGGTAAAGTGTTATTGGCAGTAATCGGAGCAATTGTAGCTGGTATTGTGATTTGGATAGCAGTTCAGCAGATATTAAATGTAGCATTGACAGCTAATCCAATCGGAGTAATCATAATGGCAATAGCGGCATTGATTGCAATCATAGCAGCAGTCGTTATCTGGATTATGAAAATGTGGAAGACCAATATGGATTTCAAATACGGAATCATCAAGATTTGGAACGATATCCTTGGTTTCTTTGACCAAATACCGATATTCTTCCAATGGGTCGGTAATGGTATTGCAGATGCATTTGGATGGGCAAAAGTGCAGGTATTAGAAATCCTTCAAGGTATGGCAAATGGGGCTATTGATATCATTAATGGATTGATTGAGACCATAAACAAGATACCTGGGGTAGCGATTGACCCAATCGAACAACTGACCTTTGCAACCACCGCAGCAGTGGAAGAGGAAGCAGCAAAGCAAGCAAGAGCAGATAGTCTACAAGCATCAAAAGACTCAGCAGCAGCAACCGCAGCAGAGAGGGATGCTAAAATGGAATCAGATAGAGCGGCAGATGAAATCAAGCTTGCTCGTCAGATGGCAGAGGCAGAGGCTCAAAAGCAGGCAGAGCAAGATAATCAATTAGCAGGTGGTTTGGAAAAGTATTTGAGTCAGACTCCTGAGGAATTTGATTGGAACAAATATATGACAGCTGCAAGTAATCCGACCATAGCAGGTGGTGACCTTGATAGCGTAGGCAAGATTAAAGGTGATGTAAGCATCACAGATGAAGATATCAAACTTCTCAAAGATGTGGCAGCAACTGAATTTGTAAATAAATATACAACCCTCAGACCAGAGATGAGTGTATCCTTTGGAGATGTGAGGGAGACGGCAGATGTTAATAAAATCCTATCAGTTATCGAGGATATGGTTGAAGAAGCGTATGCAAGTAGTTTAGTAGGGGAGGGAGCTTAATGGCTATTAGATTTTTCTTTGAATTTGAAAACCAGGTAGTACAGCTCCCGGTAAATCCGGAGGAGATTATGTTATCCTCCTCCGGTTCTAATAAGACGGAAGAAATTGTAAAGCTCGGAGAAATAAATCTACTCAGAGAGAAAAAGTTAGAAGTTTGTACTATTGAGGGATTCTTACCAATCAATGCAAATGCTCCCTATGTGTTAACAAAAGGAAAATTTGAAGCTCCTCAATTCTATATAGATTTTTTCGAAAGAATCCGAGCGAGTAAGAAACCATTTAGATTTATAATTAGTGGAACTAAAATAAATATGTTAGCGGCTATTGAAGAATTAGAGTATGGATTAAAAGCCGGAGATGATGATACTCATTACAATATAGCTATAAAAGAATATAGGCCATTCTCTTCAAAGGTAGTTAAGATTACTTTACCTACAAGTCAAGCAGCTCCGGCAAAAGTAACGGCTCCAGCGGCAGAAAGACCCAAGACCGGATTTGCTATTGGAGATACGGTGATTGCAAATGGTAAATATTGGTACAGTTCTTACGGAGCTAATCCTCACGGAACATTTAACAATTTTACCGGAAAGATAAGTCATATAGTTGCAGATAAAAGTCGTCAATATCGATACCACATTACAACACCAAGTGGAGGATATAGAGGATGGGTGGCAGAAAATCAAATTAAGCACAAATAGAAAGGGGTGAGTTAATGAATATAGAAGCAATTGTACAAGATAGTAAAACCGGGATAGCTTATGATATTAGTGAATTGATTACTGATGTTACATGGGAAACTACATTGGTCAATCAGCCGGGGAAATTGGTTTTCAACTATCTTAATGATACTAAAGTGACTATAAGCGAAGGCTCGCCCATTTCTTTTAAAGTGGATGGTAAAGGTATTTTCTTTGGTTATATATTCAAAAGAGGAAAATTAAAGGATGAAAAGATTCCTATATTAGCTTACGACCAGATGAGGTATCTAAAGAATAAGGATACTTACGTATTATCAAACTTGACAGCGTCGCAGATATTTACAAAGCTCGGTAATGATTTTAAATTAACTACTGAGGTTACTAATCCAAGTTCATATATTGTTTCTCCTCGAATTCATGATAACAAAACGTTATTCGAGGTTATGCAATACGGAATAGACGAAACCTTAATTAACACCGGAAATTGGTTTATGATAAGAGACAACTTTGGTAAGCTCCAATTCATTAACATTAACTCAATGAAAACAGACTTATTCATTGGAGATGAAAGCTTACTAATTGATTTTGATTTCGAAAGTTCAATAGATGATGATAGTTTTAACCAAGTTAAGTTAATCAAGGAAAACAAGGAAACTCAGAAACGTGAAATATATATTGTAAAGGATAGCAGTACCATTAAGCAATGGGGACTTTTACAATACTTTGAAAAGATGGATGAGAATGCAAACGAAGCTCAAATACAAGCGAGAGCTGAAATGATATTAAAGTTAAAAAATAGGGTGACCAAGAAGCTAAGATTGATTTGCCTTGGAGATTTAAAGGTATCCGCAGGCAGTGGTATTATTTTAGGAATAAGTGATTTAGAAAAAGAAGGTATTGCAATAAATCAATATTTCATGGTTACAAGTTGTGTTCATACTTTTAAAAATGATTTGCATACAATGCAATTGGAAGTGCAGGTGAGTATCTAATGGCTGGAAATAAATTAGTTCAAACAATACAGAATATGTCAAAGTTACCTTCAGGAGAAACCACCGATTTATTGTTTGGGGTGGTAACCTCTATTTCACCATTAAAAATAAAAGTAGATAATAGATTTGAGGTAGATGAAAAATTCTTAATTCTGTCAGCACTTGTTAAAAATACCGTAATAAATATACCCGCTATAGATACCTCCTACAGAGATGATAAGCAGCACTCCCACGTAATACCGGCAACGATAACTTTATCCATAGACAGTAATGATGAGCCGGTTGGTCATAATCATAAGATATCATCTTGGAATACTCAATTATCTCTTCCAAGTATAAGGCTATGGAGAGGTTTAATTGTAGGAGATAAAGTAAGATTATTAAGAGTTAATCAGGGGCAAATGTTTTATGTCCTTGAAAGAGAGGAGGGCATTACATGATACCTGAGCAAGAAGTAAACTTAACTAATTTAGAAGTGATAATTCAGCCTTCGAGAACTTATAAATTAGACTTTGATAGAAAGCGTATTACCGGAAAAATAGATAATATGGATTCTATTATACAGATGGTCATGAAAATCCTGTACACCGAGCGTTATGCTTATGTAATATATAGTTCCCAGTATGGGGTAGAGCTGGATAGGTTGATTGGAGAAGAATATGATTTTATAGTATCTGATTTAGAAAGAACTATAACTGAGGCATTACTTGCGGATGACCGGATTTTAAGTATTACTGATTTTAAAACAGAGCAAACGGGACTGGATACAATGATAGCTTCTTTTATAGTTAGTTCAACGGAAGGCTCAACAAATATTAACACGGAGGTGCAAATAGTATGATTGGAGATTATTTAGAACAATACACATTTGAATATTTGCTTGCCTCGGCATTAGCAAGAGTACCGGATACCATTGATAAAAGAGAAGGAAGTATTATCTATGATGCTCTTGCTCCAGCCTGTTATGAATTATCTGAATATTATATGAGGCTTAGAAAATTATTGCAAGATACTTACGCTGAAACAGCCAATGAAGAATATTTAGATTTAAGGGTTGCCGAGCAAGGAATAACAAGATTTGAAGCAAGTTATGCAGTAAAGAAAGGAACATTTACAAACTCAAGTGGAAATCCGATGGTCATTGAAATCGGAAGTAGATTTTCCACAATTTCGGATACCAAAGCAATAAATTATACGGTTACTGCACCCTATGAGATTGACGGGTCTGCAGTTCCGGAAAGTTATCAATTAACTTGCGAAGTGCTAGGAACAGAAGGTAATGGCTATGTTGGAAATTTAATTCCAATTAGCTATATTCAAGGATTGGCAGAAGCTATCATGACTGATATTATTATTCCTGCACGAGATGTTGAAACAGATGAAGATTTAAGAGCCCGGTATTTCTTAGCTTTAAATAACAAACCCTTTGGTGGAAATATTGCTCAGTATGATGAAGAGCTAAAGAATATCGAAGGAGTTGGTGAGGCTCAGATATATCCGGTATGGGATGGAGGTGGAACAGTTAAATGTAGTGTAATTGATTCAGAGTTTAATCCTATTACTACTGATTTTATCAATTTTATACAAAATGTAATTGACCCAACTCCTGAAGGAACCGGATTAGGATTAGCTCCAATCGGGCATATAGTAACCATTACAACTCCATCTGAATTAACTATCAATATTGCAACTAATTTAACCTTGATGGCGGGGTATACAAAAGCTCAAGTTGAGACTCAAATAACCGAAGCCCTTGAAGCCTATCTACTTAGTTTAAGAAAAGAGTGGGGAATAGGAGACGACTTTAACCAATATGTACTTGGTGTATACATCTCAAGAATCAATGCGGCGATATTAAATGTTCAAGGAGTTTCAAATGTAACCGGGACAACTATAAATAGTATGGCAACAGATTTAATGCTTGAGCAAACAGCGGTAAATCAAGAATTGCCGAAACTCGGGGTGGTGACGTTAAATGTCTAATACAAATTTAGCTAAGTACTATCCAACAATTTACAAAGGAGTATTGGAAACAGATAACTTGGTTTCCACAGAAAATCAACTATTTAATGAGGTTGATAATTTAACTACCGAAGCTGAAACTAATCAATTTGTATTGACTTCAAATTCAAGGGGATTAACTATTTATGAGAATATGTTAAATATAATAGCAAATCCTGCAACGGATAGTATACAATTTAGGAGAGAGAGAATTATAAACAGACTTTCCACAGCTCCACCTTTTACTATAAGGGAGCTTAGAAATAAGTTAGACCAGTTGTTGGGTGAAGATAATTATATTATTGATTTAATTCATCAAGAATATAAATTTAATTTAACAACTTATATTGGAGTTTATGGGAAGTTAGATGAAATGCTTAGAACCTTATTTGTAATGATTCCTGTTAATTTAGAAAAGCATATTCTAAATTTGATTATTCAGGATAAAGAAACACCGTTATATAGAGGTTCGGCCTTGGACATGTCAGTGGAATATACACTTAGTGCGGATTTCAATGGTAATTATGAGGTACAAGCAGATGTAAAGATTGGTCAAGCAGTAGATATGGCAAAAGATTATTTATTGAGT